TAGAACGGTTGCTTGCAAAGCAGCCATCATCGGAACTGAATCCCTGCACGTAGGCAAGAATCATCTTGTCGATCTGGCGTAGTTTCGGATCTCCTAGAATTCGGGATGAGATCCATATCCCTTTTGATGGTGACATTCCTATCCCTGACCAAGATTTTATACTGCTGTCAATAACAAAGTTGTTGAGAACACAATAACAAAGTCACAAGTAACGCGAGCAAACGTCTTGAAATCTGCTTTTTTTAAGACGGAACAAACTGCTTGGGGGAAATACTCCTTAAAAATATACATAATTACCTGAAGGATAGGTAGTTACAAAGATCCTTAAAACTTCTTACTAAACGTACTTAGTAAGATCCTTAAAAGATCCAGTTTTGTCATTAAACACTTGACATACCCATAATGAGCATTCTTATTTTAAATAAAATGAATCAAAATGAATACGATCTACAGATCCGAGTTAGCAAAATCTCATACAGGATGGGATTTAAAAACGTGGTAGAGTTCCTTGAAGACAAATCCATCGCTGGTGTTTCGTACAAAGAGTACGAGATAGCGATGGGGATTTAGGCTTAGGCTTTTGGCTTATTGTTTATTAGGCTTTTTGCCTATTAACGTACAGAGTTCAATCCCTGGGGATGACCGCCCTGGTAGCCCTCCCACGGGGAGAATTCGTCGGAGAGTTCCTGATCGACCGGTCACGACCCTGGGCCTGCCTCCATTTTCTGAATACGTCCTAGAACAGGCCATGTATCCAATGTTCTAGTACGTTCTAGTTTTTGAAACGGTGGATTAAAACCGATCCGAAAGTCGTAAGAAATCCACATTTTGGATACAGAATCTCCGTTTTCATTGGACTACAACCGTAGTAATTAGAATTGTAAAAAAGATGTTTAAATTCAACTATTTTTTTTTACATTTAGAATCATTCTAACTACGAGAGCCTCTGTACGTGGCGATCTAGTACTTGGATCATCTTGTACGACCCTTTTTTCAAAGACGCCTCACAGAGCCTCTCACAGCCTCTCAGAGGTATTCCTGATCTCCCCTATAGGGTAGATGTACGGCATAAGGCCATGAGATCGTGCACAGCGCGTTTCAATCGAATCCGAATCCTATGATGCATTCTCTGCAAAATTGAATCCTAAAGCATTTAATGCCTCTGTATTCGAAATCGCAAGACAAGGTGAGTACGCACAAAAAAGCCCATCGACCGAAGCCGATGGGCTGTATTCAGAATCTGGATGATTTACGCCATCAGTTTGTCACAGATCAACCTCGCAAGTTGTATTGGGTTCTCACTTACAACGATGGTACTGAACCACCGTTTCATGCTCTGAGCGTAATCCATGGACTTCGACTTATCTCTCAAACAACATCCGATCAAATCAACTTTACCGCGAAATTTTCCGAAGTCGGTTTTGTCGTCGGTGATTGCCGCATCAGTGAACACGATTGCTGTATCCGCATCCTCCATACAAGAGCGATACCGAAGCAAGCAGGATTGCATCGCTTCCCGATTCGGAGAAGGTTTCGCTCTCAGTATTTCCTTACTGGATACAGAACTCATGTCGCCGATCATATCCTCAGAAGTGAAAACGATTTGAACATCTGCTATGCCCTTCTCATCCAGTAACCGTAAAGCGGATACGAAATCAATTCCGCCTAATTGAATCAGAGGAATTGTCATTGATCCTGACATATCAACTACAACGAAAAGCTTTCTTTTCATTTTTCGTTTCACAGTTCCCAAGAAAGGATTTCCAGATCCTGTCATTGCGGATTGAATACGAATCCTAGAACCAGTCGATGCAGATCGACCTCTTGCAATTCTTTTATTGCAAGCAATACTTGTCATTGATCCGTGAATACGATCTCTGAGCGATGTGCAAGGGTCGTAAGTCTTTATGTCGTATTTGAAAGGCCACATATCCCAATCCATGTCACCAGGTTTTGAATACCATCCCTTTCCGTTGTTCAAGTTGTGTCGCGCTGGCGCATCGGGATCAGCAAATCCTCCGATTGTATCAGAGTACCAGCCAACATCACCGATATCAGTATGATCTCTACGTATTTGATCCTTGAATACCTTGTAGAACTCAATCGTGAGTTGTAGTCTATTTCTTAAGTCAATAGTGTGCACGTTCTGAGAAGTGAAAGAATCGTAGAACCATTTCAGCACCTTAGCTGTATCCATTTTTGAATTACGGAAGGTTACTTCTTTGACTCCTTTCCATTTCGGAGCTTGATGCTTCCAACTCTTCCAAGTTTTTGCCTCATTAAATTTCAATACCAACAAGTACTGACAAGGGTCGCTTGTATCCATTGGAATCTTACGAACGTAATTTTTCCAACCGAAGCGTTCGCCTACTCTTTCTTGTTCCATGCGCTCGATGTAGCAATCCTCAGTTGCATTGAAAACATAAAACGGACAACCATTCGCTTGTAGTTCTTTTCCTAATACCGAAATTGGCATCGCATCGTCTTTCGAGTACCGACCATGTGCACACTCATGCCATAGCAAGCTTTTAAGAAAACCATGCAACTTCTGAGATTTCTGGACTGTATCCGAATTTATCATACCGTCGGACTCTTGCCCGACTGATATTTGATGCGAACCATCGAAAGACCAACTTGCAGTTTCGAAGTCCTTCAATACTTGCGTGTAGACCCTGTATCCAGAATCTGAACGCAACTCTCGGAGCTTGCCGATCTTTTGCTTCCCTGTTTTGTTTCGCCATTCGGAACGGATTGCCTTTGTTATTTTTGTATGTGATATCATTGTATTTATTTTTTGGTTACTTAGTTCAGTGAGTTCTTTACTTCTTGAACGGCATCTAGACTGTCCTGCAAAGGATCGCCTGTCCTCGCGTCACTCTCAATTAGTTGATCCTCTAAGCCGTCTAGTATCCAGGACTTGACTACACCCCAATCGGATGATCCTGCCCATTCAATCGCATTCACTAAAGTTCTGCAATCAATTGGAGCTTTCAACCTCATCTCATTAAAACGGTCTCTCGATAGGCTAGCGGCCACGGCAAATTGTTCAGGATCGATAACCACGTCGTACGTATCCGCAATCTGCTTACAGATACTAGCGAACTCCGTAACATCGAATTTGATGTTCACTTTATGCCAGCGGGACCAGAAAGCTTCTGTAATTGAATTAGCACTACGGTTACCAGCGGCGACGATGTGGAGATTCTTAACATTGCAACGGATCAACTCCGAATTACCGTTTTGCATCTTCAGAGTTCTCAGCACGTATTCGGAATCTCCTGACGATCCTTTGTGTGGTTCTAGAAATGAAAGTAAGAACTCTTGCGAAACGATTGGCCAACGTAGCACCTCATCCAAAAAAAGCAGAACGCGATTGCCGTCTGATGCGGAACGTACTGCTTGCGTCAATACACCATCGACAACGGCGAAACCTCCGTTGCCATCAGGAATCGTTTTTCCTATTAACGTTGTCTCCTCATCGATACTGTCCGAGCATCCATGTTCTAGATACAAATCGTAAGCCTTCCCTAGTTGCCTCAAAGAATAACTCTTCCCATAACTAGGCGGAGATGTAACCAAAGTCTTGAGACAAGCACCTTGGGGCGGATAGAACGGTAGAACTCTTTTCAATATCAAGTTGTCTGAACTTGCTTGCTGAACTTTTGCCCTCGCTACCCTTGAAGGGTTAGCGGTGAAGCTGTCCTTGAATTCCCGATACTCTTTCTCTAGATCCTGGACGCGATCTAGAACGGGAGCTATCCTGTCATCGATCTCTTCCTGTATTTGAGCGCTGGATACCGTAGGCGAACTGCTAGCCATAGCGGTTTGAATGATTCCCGAAATCTGAGCCGTGATATCGGAGGCAATCGAATTGCTGACAGGAACCTTGCTGGACTTGTATTCAGAGATCAAGGATTCGCAAACCTCCCTAGCTTGTATTCCCTGGATTCTCTCTATCGTCCTCAAAGCATCGATACGACCCTTTCCCCTGACGTGACTTGAGGCATTGCTTGGAAGCGAGCCTAGATGCACCATAGCGGGAACAATGGCAGAGCGGAGATAGTCAGTAGTTGATACAAAGATCCGCCCCTGTGTCATTGTTGCAATTGTGTTTTTGATTTCTTGAACTGTATTCATTGTATTTATTTTTTGGTTACGGTTAGAAATGCCGAATCTGAATGATTCGAAATTTCGCCCATATAATAGCTTGCAAGACAATCGACTGTCAAACCCAACGTAAGTAGTTGATACTCAATGGTCGTAATCAAACCCTGGATACGGTTTGAAATATATAGGTGGAGGCAATAGGAAAAAGGGCTTTGATGCTGTCGTAAAAGTACAATTTTCTGTCGTAAATATACAATTTCACTTCCCAAACAGTCGAATTGTATCCAGATCTGAATACAAACGGCTGTTTTTGCGATGTTTTGAAGCTGTCCAAGCTTTTCAACTACAAGAGCAAATCTCGTCCTAGAACGACAAGGCTGCTTGTATTACGATTCTGGGTACAGCGTACTAGATCCGTCCTAGTAGTCCTAGAACAACTACGTTCTAGGTCGTCCTAGATCGTATCCAGATTCCAACTATTTAGGCTCGTATCGACTATTTGGCTACCAGGGGGGGGAGGGGGTCAGGGCTTTTTTTTAAATTTAAATTGCAATTTATGTACTGCCTTAGAAAAAAATACTTGACTCGTAAGCTTATTTATGATTTATGGCGTACTATTATGAATTCTACTGATCCTAATGTTATAAAACAACAGTTATTTGAGGACATTAATTCTGCTGTTATAGAGTACGCGGAGGAGCATGAAGTTAAAAAGCTCAAGTGCTTAGAACGCTACAACCCTAAGAAGGTAGCCACAATACTATTTCTTTCTGCTCAGGGCAAAAGCATTAACAACATGGTATCCAAATACGGTTTTAAACACGAAACAGTACAGCGTGTACTGGTTTCGTACGCTGACCACATGGGCAAATGGCGTGATCTAGGTGGGCAGCTTGCAGCTTACTCTTACTTAAACATAACCTCACTGGAGGAAGAGATAATTAACGATGTGCGTTCACGTATGCACTCTGGTGAGCTTAAGCCTACCTTTAAGGACATTAAAGATATTAGTATAGCGAAGTCTAACTCATCCAGGGAAGCTATGCTGGCAAGAGGAGAGGCTACTAGTATATCCAGAGAGGAAAAGGTGTACACGGATGATGACTACAAGAGCTTAATGGAAAGAGCTAAAAGCAAAATAAAACAAGCGGAGGTTATAGATGTTGATATCGAATAAATTTGAAGACGATGACAATAGCAATGAACTATATAAGGATAGGGTAATTGAAGAATTGTTTAAAATCATAAAGCAATTAGACCCTGATAGTTCTAGAGAAGAACTTGTTATGCTTGTTTCTGTTAACATAGCAGTCGAAGACCTAAAAGAAGACGAAGATGATTTTAATTTACAGAGGAACTAGCTTTATAGGATATAATCCCTAATTGAACCCATTTCGCAAAGTTTAATTGAATTATATGCTTTTCACGTTAAGTTTGATTGAATTAGAGTACATAAAGGGCTTGATATGTACGCGATCCTGTACATTATATTTAATAGTAAATAACGTATATATACATGAATAGACATGAGCGGTAAGGGAGACAGGAACAGGGTATCTGACTGGGATGCGTACCACAACGGGTACAACAACATCTTTAGACCTAAGAAACCATTTTACAAAGACATCAAGAAGTACAAAATACGAAGAGCTGTTAAAGCTTTTTTTGGGGGAAACTTAGATTCGACTCAGGAGGAAACTTCTGAGGACGTGGGTGCAAATCCCACTTCCTCCACCATTGACAGTGCTGCATTTAAGGCTCCTCCGATCCGTCACGGTATACGTAAAATTATAGAGTGATATATAGACGTATGACAATAAGGAAATCTAAACTAATAAGCATTTTAATGATTGTTGTTTCGGCTGGTGGGTTGGTGACGGCTGGATTGATTGCTAGCCCACTAGCAACGGTTTTAACCCTTGGGCTAATGATTGGATCTCTTGTTTTCTCTTGGGGGGTATGTAGATTAATAGATGAGTAAAGAAATGAAAATTGGAAATAAAGTTGTACTAAAGACAATAGGGATATTAAGTTAAAATGAATTTTACGGAACATCCTTTTTTAGAGTCCCCTACCGCTAAAGACATCGTTTGGCTGTACAACAACGACCTCCCGTTGCTTAAGGATCTTCATACTGTGCATGAAAGTAGGATCAAGGCCTCTGAGGATGACCCTGTAAGGCATGGGTTCGATCTCCCTGGATGGGAGCGTATTGAGCAAGGGTTAGAGCATCACAACGAGTGCCTGGCTTTAGGAGGTAACAGATCGGGTAAAACTACTGGCTTTGCTAAGATTGTTATGAAAGCGGTGACTGAAAGCAATGACGGTCACGTAGTATGCTTTTCACAGAACGAGGACACCTCCATCAAGGTGCAGCAAGCAGCCATATGGGAGATGATGCCTAAGGAGTTCAAGAAGAAGACCAAGAGCATCGAGGGGTACATCAATTACAGTATGCAGAACGGGTTCACGGCTAAGAGCTTCATCTTTCCCGATACCCGTACTAGAGTAGATTTTAAGACGTACACGCAGTACAGCAACAACCAGACCATCTTAGAGGGCTTTGAATTCGGGTTCCCGAACCCAGTGGGCCTAAACATAGGCGCGTGGCTAGATGAGTACCTGGGGGATTCTAAGTTAGTGAACACGATTAGATTCCGATTAGCAACCAGAGATTCTGTTTTGGGAATAGGATTCACTCCCATTGACGGTTATACTCCATTTATATCGGATTATCTTAAGAGCGCACAAACTCTAGAGACTAAAAAGGCTAAGTTGTTAAAAGGCAGAGAGGTTCCAGTACGGCAGTACAGTCCATCGAGGGATGCGTCTGTGGTGTACTTGCACTCTGATGAGAACCCGTTTGGTGGGTACGAGCGTATAGCAAAAGACCTTCGGGGAAGACCAGAGGAAGAGATATTAGTACGCGCTTACGGAGTACCCGTAAAGAGCATGACTTCTTTACTCCCTCTTTTTAACACTGAGGTGAACGTGCTAAAGGATAAAGAGCCTAATAAGTACGGAATGCAGTTCCCTGATGTGTCTGATAAGTCCAGGTACACAGTATACCAGGTAGTGGACCCCGCTGGAGCAAAGAACTACGTATCTATATGGGCTGCTGTAGACGATAACGATAATGTGTACATCTGCCGTGAGTGGCCAGACTGGGATACTTATGGGGAGTGGGCGGAGTTCGGGGACCCTAAATGGAAATTTGGCCCCGCTTCAAAGAAAGTGGGACTAGGAGTAAAGGGGTACGTCGATTTATTTAAAGAGATTGAAGATGAGATAGGCATCGAGGTATTCGAGCGTATAGGTGATTCGCGATTTTTCGCTAAAGAGAACGAGAACAACGAAGATTTATTTATGTCCTTCGAGGAGCACAATATGATGTTTGTGCCTTCTGACGGGCGTATGGAAGAAGTAGGCTTGTCTGCACTAGATGAGTGGTTCAATTATAACCCTAATGAGCCGATTGATTCTGCTAATCGGCCCAGATGTTACATTCACGAGAGCTGTCGCAATTTAATTGACAGTCTCATAAACTACAACTCAAAAGGGAAAATGGACGAACCCTTAAAGGACTTCTTTGACGTTATTCGGTACTTGCGAATGGCGAACTCTGGAGAAGGCCCAGTCCACGTAACGGCTCGCGATTTAGCAGTAACTCGCAGGTCTATAGGAGGATACTAATGAAAAAGAGATTAATTAAAATTGCTGAAGAAAACGATGTACAATTCAAGGACTTAATTGGCCTTTGTGCTGAAAAGCTAAGTCCTGGTATGGTTACTGGATCAGGTAGAAATACATGGATCTCTGATGAGGGGCAGGAAATAATGCTTGAAGCTATAGAGGCTCCAGAGGCTACTGCAAAGCACGTAAGTGCTAAGGTCATAAAGGTAGCTCCTAACAAGAAGTACGTTTATGCGTACGTCCATGAAAGCGGAACTAAGATCCCTGTGCTTGTTCCTAAAAAAATTGCGGAACGATTAGTCGGGAAGTTAATTACAGTTGAAATAATTGAAGACGTTAATGGAATTTCTTACAGATACAGAAGAGGAGCAGCTTAATACCTTAGTTCAGAATAAAAAGTTCTTGTCCCAGGAGATAGATCGCTTGCTGGGATGGGAGCTTCTTAGGCTAATTTCATTATATAACTCAGACAGATTGATGCAAAATAGCGAATTCCGTGATAAGATAGGCGTAAACTACTGGTACTCATACAGGGTTCTGTACAAGGTACAAAATAAGGTTCAACAATTTTTAAAAAACCTAGAGAGGTAATGCAGAACAACGATTACTCAAAAGCAATAACATACGTTGGCAAAAAGCCAGATATAGATGTTCTTATAAAGGCGTACCAGAGGACAACAAACGAGCTTTCGGCTTACTACGACCTTTGCCGTACCTCGTACGATGATCGACGTAACTGGTGGCCAGGGAAGAGCCGTGATCTTCGCAAGCACGGAGCAGATGCCTTTCCCTGGGAAGGAGCTTCTGACCTAGAGAGTCATGTTATTGACGAGCGCGTAACTCGTTTAGTTTCGCTGTTCATGTCTGCCCTGAATAGGGCTAATATACAGGCGTTCCCCGTAGAAGCTACAGATGTCCCTAGATCTAAGGTAGTATCGAACTTCTTGAAGTGGATGACAACCTCTGGGTACATCCCTAGATTTAAACAAGAAATGGAGCTTGCGGCGAACTACTTGCTTGAGCGCGGTATAATGGTTACGTACTGCGGTTGGATCATGGAAGATCGCACGTTTAAGCAAAAGATAGACCTAAGAAGAATTGCTGCCGTTAGTCCTGAGCTAGCTGAAATGATAGCTAGCGGTCAGAATGACGAAATGGTAATTCAGCAGATGCAATCCGCTGTTCAGGTATCTGAAGCTAACGCAAGAAAAGCGCTAGAAGAACTGCGTGAAACAGGGGTAGCAGAAGTTCCTACCGTTCGCAGACAGGTAAATGCTCCAGAGGTGAAGACCCTTGGACCTGACGGCGATTTTATTTTTCCCGCTTATGTAACAGACCCACAACGAGCGCCGTATTGCTTTTGGCGCACGTATTACACTGCACAAGAGTTGCAGAATAAGGTAAGAACGGATAGCTGGGATGAAAATTTCGTGGAGCACGTGATCGAAAACTTCTCTGGTGTAAACATAAATTCCTTGGAGAGGGAGCAGGAGGGAAGGCGAAGCATATCATCAACTGATAGTGCTTATGAGGCTGAGGAACTGATTGAGATCATACATGGTTACCAGAGATTGATAGACGAGGACGATAAGTCCGAGGGTATCTACGAGACCGTGTTTCACGAATCTTTTTCAGGGGGCAAAGGGCTGGGCATACAATCGTACGCTAAGTTCGATCTTCTAAATGGGTACGAGGACTACCCTGTAGTTGTTACTCGGTTCAGCGAGGACACAAAGCGTCTATATGACGCAATGACTGTTCCATCGCTTCTGAGGGGCATACAGAACCAGGTTAAGGTAGAGCGTGATTCTCGAATAGACAGCAACTCGCTATCTACTCTGCCAGCCGTAACGCATCCAAAAGGAAGAAAGCCAGAGGAGATTGGCCCAGGTCGCTTTATCCCAGAGGTTCGTCCTGG